CCCCCACACCGCCCCCCCCCCCCCGCTGGGGGGGTGGGGGGGGGGGGGGGTTTCTTATAACGAAAGGAACAAAACCTATGACCGCTCTCTCCATGCTTCTAGGACCCGTGTATTTTTACATGGACTTCTTCAATCGATTTGGATACTTCCCCGGCTAGACAGCAGCAACACATAAAGGAAACCCAACTATGTTAGTACGTTACAGCGTTGTTCAGTTAGCTATGTACCCTATTATGTGGGCGTTCTACAGCTTCTGGCACTAACAACCCCATAATAAAAGGAAACCCCCGGCAAGGACTGAACATCCTAAACCGGGGGTTTATCACTAGCCAAGCGACTAGCTATCCCACCAACTAACTCAAGCGCGTTTATATGATACCATATACACAAGGACATAAACCTCTCATGTTTCCTGTTTGTCGGTGATTGAAGAAAATACCCCGCACACATTTCTCTCCTAGTGTGCGGGGTATTTTTCTTATCCCTAATCAATCAACCTAACAGGCTTAGCAATGGCTATAAGGTGAACCTCCTCCCTGTTTGCAGTAAACCCACCACATAATGCCTTGGTTGCACCATTTCATGTGTAGCCAACCCGGTACCCACGGCTGTGCCCCGCGAGGGCATTGGCTACCTCCCATAGACCACGCCTGTGCAGGTGCAGCGCCTACTCCAGCTCCAACAGAGCTAAGAGCAAGACCCCCGGCAAGAGCCAGACCCACGAGCTTCTTACGAATATTTTTCATTGTTCCTCTTTCTTTTCTACAGGCCTGGTTACCTTTTTGATAACCTCCAAAGCTCGGTTATCTTTTCCTACCCCGGCAAGCGCCCGCCATTTCTTCCAGTTCACACCGGCTCCAACGGGTCCCTCCCCTACAGGTACTATCCGCCCGCCTAACCCGCGAACAGCGTCCCCGGCACGTAGCATAGCCGCGTCCCGGCGTGCTTTGTTCTTCTCGTAGGTCTCGGCGCTGGTCTTCATGTGGTGGTGGTGAGAGCACAGCGAGGTAAGGTTATCCAACGCATCGCTGTGCCCCTCAACGTGGTCTACATCGGTAGCCTTCTGCCCACACCGCTCGTTGGTGTTCCCATCAAGCGCCGTGCACCTAAAGCCGTCACGCTTGAGCACCGCAAGTCGTATCTGTTTCCAACGGGGCGACTGTTTGTAGGTCAGCCCGCTACGCTTGCCCCACCCGGCACGCCGTTTCTTGCTCAAAAAACCTCACTTACCTTTCTAACATTCCCAAGGCTTTAGCCCTAGCTCTTGGTTGATGCGCCAGTCGCTAGTACGCACGTCATTAGCGCACAAGAGATGGACAATCTCACTGTATAGCGCGCCCGCCGTCCGCATATCGTTGCTAATCACTGTAGTATTACCCTGCGCAAGCCCGGTAATCGCCGGACGGTTCGAGTCATGGGTGCGAATGGGACAAGAACCAAGTACCCCCGGCACGCCAATGTCGTACAGGAAGTTCCACACGTGGACAAGGAACACAAGCTCTAATACCTGGCGAACACCATACGCCGGTATACGCACCTCCAGAACTTTTTTACCTTCACGTCCGCGCCAGAGTAATACCGGCGAGAGCTTGACCTCAAACTCAGATGCCTCGGCACGACGGATAGCTTTCAGGTTCTTAGTGGACAGGTAGTCGTTCCAAGTGAAGAACTCCCACATATCCGAGAGAAGTATTACTGGCGGCTCGGATTCCAGTTGCAGAGCCTTCCAAACGTTATGCAGTTCCACCGCAACGTCAGTTCGGTATTCGTCGTTCAACATGCACATGGAACTGATGTTATCTGCCTTGCCTGTGTACGTGGCTATGATATTAGAACCATCTTCCTGCGCCGCGAACGCGAGAACAACACCACACCCCGGCGAGACACGACCATCCAAGAGCGACCGCACCTCTTTGGTTAGTTTGGTGAGGTCATCGTATGTTGCCGCCTCATTCACAAGGGAATCTTTTTCGTTCATCTCAGTTACCTTTCTTTATTCCCAGTACTTAGCTGATTTATCTACTGCTATCTCAGAGGCTTTAGCTGAAGCGTTGTCTACTAAAATACTTTCTTGGAATCCGTCATCCAGTTCTACCCCACGAACGGAAAGTTCCAGAGCCACAGCCCCAAGCACATCCTTCACTGACTTTCCATCCCCGGCGCGTACAACTTTCGGTAGCTTGGAAAGCCCGGTTATCTCAGGGCGATTCACACCACGAGATACCAGAGGTGCTAGTCCCCGGTTATCAATAACAACCTGCCTAAGGAACGCGTAGACATGTGCAAGGAATACGTTCTCTAGCACCCTACGCGGGGTACCTCCCGGCACGTTGACACCGGTACCAAGACCCGGCAAGCAGACCCATGACACCGGCTTGACAGGCTCGTTACGTGAAACCGCGTACTCCAGGTCTTCCCGAACCTTTTGGGAAAGGTAGTTCAGTGTCTCAAACACGTGCCACATATGCGAGAGGTTCACCGGTTCCGGTTTGGTCTCAAGGGTCACCGGGTGCTCCATACCATAGACCTTTAGTTGCGTGTAGGGTTCTTTATCTAAGAATGAGGGGAGGTTTTCCCATGTCACAGATGAACTTTTAACAGCGGTAGAGCTTGCTACCACCTTCGCGGTACCGTCTTTGCATTTCTCTACGGTAATGACGGCAACACCACTATCAGGTTCCAAGTTCTCAGTAGCCCACTGGTTTACTAGCTCTGAAACCTCTTCTACTTGTTCACGAGTTAACTTCTTTCCCATGACATTATCCTTTCTTTTCAGCCCCACGCACCGGACGACCCCCGGCACCCGGCGCGTTCTCTTCTACCCATGCTGATATTGTTGCTTTATCCCAGAGCAACATCTCACGATCTGCCCCGTCTAGCGCGGTCATCACCGGCGGCGGAAAATCCCCGTTAGCCCGCCGGTAATAGATAGCCGAACGGCTATGCGGTACCATCTCAATAACCCCGGCTAGGGTCATGAGCGGGTTATCAGCTCCAAGAGCGCGGACACTTCCGCTCTCAAGCTCAACCTCGATTCGTTTCACCTAAAAAATCACCGCCTTCCACAAGTACCAGATGATGCCCGTTGCGCATGGCATCGTCAACGGCTATCGAGTGCGCCACCTGTTTCATTTCTTCCCAGGTCTTGAAGAGACCACCCCCCGGCTTGACTACGCCGATAGCATCAACGCAGACATAGCGCAGGGCATCCCGGCTAGTATGCCCATACGGCGCGCTCTGCTCATATTTCACGACCCCCACACCTACGAATCGTCCTTCTTTATCGTCTCGGATAAGACAGGCCAGCAACCCGAATCGGTCTGCAATGGCGTAGGTTTCGTATCGCACTGAGTACCGGCGGGGGAACGGCTCTTGTTCTTTAGGTGGTTGTAGTACGTTTGTTAGGTCTACCATCAACGGTTACCTTTCTGTTGCGGCTAACGTGTGCCAGCCCGGTTATCTAAATTGTCTTTGCGCACCCCCGGCACGGGTACCGGACGGCGGTGTACCATCTCTTGCCGCGCCCGCCTCTGCTGAGCCAGTCGGTTGTAGTAGTCCTCTTCTAGAACGGTGATGCGCCGTTGCAGTTCCATGTACATGCGGTACAGGTCTTCGTGCCCGGTGGACGGTAGCACCTCATGGTATACATTCCCCACGCGGTAGTTGCACCGCGCCTTATCCCGACTAGCCGAGTGCTTAGCGTATAAGGCTATAGCCCCGGTAAGGATGAGCAGGAATGCCCCCCCGGCTAGAAGTACTGCGTTGATGATGTGTGCAGTCATGATGCTTGCTCACTTTCCGGTACGTTCGGTACGAAGATGTAGTATTGTTCATGTAGCGGCGGCGCATAACCTTCACGCGAGAATACTTCTTTAGTTTCTATGTGCAAGGCTTCGTTCTTTGAGATACCCCTAGCGTGTACGCCGCTCGGGTACCACTTGAAGCTGTACCAATGTTTTTGTAACGCGGGGTGTGAGAAGCCCGCAGGCATTTCAAAGATGTCAGATTTATACACCGGGTAACGGTTACCCTTTTCGTCCCGCCCGGCTATCTCAAACTTTGACTGTATGCCTTTCAGTGGCACGCGCTCGGTGTACATCTGTAGGTAAACATCCCACCCATCAGGTTTGTACTCTATCGCTCGCTCAAGTTCTGCACATACTTCTTGGTTCACCGCGTAGGGAATACGCAAGGGGGTAACCTGAAGGTCTCGCATTACTTGAAGGTTCTTTTTATACATATTGTTCTGGTGTTCGATTTTCGCTTGTAAAAATTTGTTAGCCTTGGGGTTCACGGTCGGCACCTTTCCTAAAAGATGAATATCATACGCTGGTCTGCCAGCGCGGCGGTTGGTAATGAGGTTCGTATAACAGAACAATGTTGTGTCAGCGGCTCGAACAACTCAAACATCCTATCTGAGTCTGCCCGTAGGCGCTCGCGGTACTTTTCTAGCCGTTCCTGCCTATAAAGGTGGTGTTCCAGGTCTGCCCCTGCACCCTCAAGACGTATCAAGAGGTTTTCAAGGGTTTTCCACACGTCTTTATTCACTAGCGCCTCGCATGAGCTGATAGGCGGCGTACCCCCCGGCTAGGAACAGCCCTAGGGTAGCCCCGTTACCAGATTCACAGGTGAGAACAACAGCTGTGCCGAAAGCCCCAGCTAGTACCAGAGCGCCAGCGGTAGTTAGTGCGCGAATTTTCTTAGACATTTTCAACTCCCAGCAGGTTAGTCGGTTTCGGATACTTTGATAAGCAGGAATGCAACAGCGAAAGGTAGGGTTACACTTGATACGGTACCCGCCCCTGCGTAGAAACCCCGGATGAAGGGCTTAGCGTCTTCCAGCCCTAGAAGTGTTGCAGGTGCGACCACGAAGAATATACCAAGTGCCATCATTGCTACGGCGGCTAGGAATACCCACGTAGGTACTAGCAGAACCTTCTTTAGGGTTTCGGCGATAGGTTTATTTGGTGACATGGTAACCACGTCCTTACCCGACGAATACGTAAACGCCGTTGCCGTACACATCCGGGCAGAAGCGCCATTTGTTGTCTTCCAGTTCATTACGAAGAAACTTTAGGTCTTCGTTTGTAGGCTTTTTTGTGCTACGTGGGTAGCGTGCACGGTGGATAGGTTCCAGGCATTGCGTTTCAGTCTCAAACCATCCCTGGCATTCGTTGAATGTTGTGATCATGATACGTGTGCTGTGCACCAAACCCGTTAGAAACCCGGTACGGTCTCCATACGCGAGTAGTGCACGCGCCATAGTTTCCGGGTCATATTCAAAACCTAGAAACCCGGCTAGTAGCACCCGCTTGACGGTCGCCCTAAGGTCTTTGGGTAGCATATCGCCGGTTACCATTTCGTAGCCGTTTGCAAAGTCTCCCAGTGCTTTCTTTATTGCAGTCATGGTTAGTTTCCTTCCATCATGTCCGTTATCTGGTTGTAAAGTTTTTCGATAGCCCTCGGCATGTCACCGTCGCAATACCCGTCGCGCATGTCGCGTATCTGCTCATACAGAGTTTCAAGGCTTGCGCGCTCTATGTAGTCCCGTTCCACCTCTTCATGGAATACCGTTAGGGCGTCTTGCGCCTCCGTGGCATCCCTCCGGAAAGTTTCGGCGCGGTCTGCCTGTAGGGGTATTACTAACTGGATGGTGTCGAACAGCTTGCGAATACCGCCGTGCAATTCGTCGATGTAGTTCTGCACGACCTCGGGTATAATCTCGTAGTCCTCTTCGTAGGGCACTGAGAAAGAATCCAGCTCACCTAAGATTTCGTCCACCTTAGGATCGTGTAGCGCGCTCGCATCATCCAACCACCCGGCTAGTTTGTCTGCGGTTATGTCGTCGTCTAGCAGAGTACCTTCAAAAGACATGTCTATAGCCCTTCTTGTTTAGTCGTTGAATGCGAAGAATATGGTGCTGTCTAGGGACGGTGCGAAACAATATCCCTGGCATTCCAGTTCACCCTTGAACGAAACTGTATCTATGAAGGGCAGGGCTTGTTTATCGTTTATATCGAAGTAATGGAAGTAAAGTTCGCGTATGTATTCATCAAGGTCTTCATGGTCGCCGTCATAATCGAAGAGCAGACGCTCTATAACTTGCCAGTCTTCAAGCATGTCATTTGTTAGCCCCGTGTGCACACCCCAAGCCATGAGGGCATCCGCCGGGCATTCAATACCGATACCTGCTTCAATGGCGTTCTGGTAGGCACGGGTTAGATTAGCCCGTTGCAGGGGCTTTAGAGCGCCGTAACGATCCTGATACAGTACTTCAAAGCGTTCCACTTCGTTACGTATGTCTTCACGGTCTTGAGGGGTCAGTTCTGGTTTGGTTAGGTCTACGGTTGCCATGGTTCTGCGCTTTCTCTCAGGTCACCGGGCACCCCGGCTAGAGGGTACCCGGTGCAATGGTGATGTGGTGGCTACGCCACGTTGAAATCGAAGATGAAGTACTCGCTCATGCGGCGCGGGTTCTCAAGGAAGAACACCCGGCTATCGGCAAGGTGCACAAGGTACTGTTTCGTATCAAAGAACTGGAACACGGGGTTTGCGGGGTTCAACCCGTACCGTTCTGCCGCCATTTTCTTTACGTGCTTGTCGCGGAAAGTAACCACTTGACCGGTGAACGCCCGTGACAGACGGTGTAGCATGTCGCTTGAATCTAGTGTTATATGGGTGCAGTCGTGATGTTCAGACCACACTAGAATCGCGTCTACAAACTCATAGTAGTCCGTACCACCCGGCAAGGCTTCCACAAACCGGCGCAAGTTATCCTTCTGTGCATCTGTTAGGCTTTCGTTGTGGTGCTCTCCCAGGAAGCTGTTTACGCTGTTGATAACATTACTTACAATGAGGTCAATTTTTGACATGGTGTTTCCTTTCTTATGCAGTGAATACGAAGAACGTAGTGCCGTCTAGTAAAGGCGCGAAGCGCCAACCCTCGTATTCAAGATGCCTCTGGTATTTCTCGAAGTCGGTAAACAGAGCCGCGTATGATCCTAAGGCTTCATCTGTTATACCAATCTCTTCTAGGTACTTACCAGCTAGGTATTCGTCGAGGTCATTCACTTCACCGTCGAAATTGAGCAAAAGGGTTTTTAGTTCTTCCACGTTATCTAGCGCACTCTCCATATCTCCGGTGTAATCGCCCCATACCATAAGCGCGTCCGTAGCGAGGTCTGCATCAACCCCTAGCGAGATTTCCCCGTACTCACAGGCTTCTACGAGGTTCGCCCGCTGTTGCCCGGTCAGTTCTTCCCCGTAAAGGCTCTCAAAGCCGTCTACGGCATCCTGAATGTATTGAGGGTTTCCCATTTGTCTCGTTTCCTTTCGGTTATGCCAATGCCCGGCGGTTGCGAGCGATAATGTCGGTTGTGTCTGCTTCCAGAGCCTTCACAATGTCCTTACCCGGCTTACAAGCCCGGTTACCTTTAGGCTCCGTGGCTACCTGCATGAGGGGCAGGAACATTAGAAGCCCGGCTAGGCACGCACCGATACCCCATGCGAGGGTTTCGGATAGTAGCGTGTACTGATACGCGAACGCGAACCCGGTTGCCAGTACGGCTACCCAAAGACCGGCGATAGTTGCAAGGGTTTTCAGGTGTTTCATGCCCGGTTACCTTTCTGATTAGGTTGTGTATTTTCCGTGCCCGCCCGGGGAATCGAACCACCCGGCTAGTACCATAACGGGCTACCGCATTATCGGTGAAAATGTGCGGTGTTTATTTGTTGAGTGAAAGTCAGATTAGTCAATGACAAGCCCGGCATCTTTGAACGCCGTGAGTACGCGCCCGTCCATATCGCCCCCGAGCAAGTCCGAATCGAATATGCTGTATCCGCATCCGGTACTGAAGTTGTGCGTACCTTTCCGGTCTGAATGCCGGTAATTACGCATGTAATATTTGAGCTCTTCTAATCCAAGATCTTCATAGACCGCGTTGAGCCGGTCATACTGCATATCCAAGATAGCCCAGCGGCGCAATGCCGTGTAAGGGTTTTCCGAGAGCTGGAAAATGCTCAGGTTCTTGATACGGTGCTTATCCAAAAGCTCGGCTAGAGTGCCGTTTTCCGATGCTTCGATGATGGTTTCTTTTGCTGATTTAGCCATTGTTCTCATGACCTTTCCTTTTCCGATTAGGGTTGATTAGGACACCTGATAAGAGGAGCCTTCTAATTTCGTACTTAACAGGTCTGCCACGTGTATGTATGGCAGAGTGCGTACACCGGGATTTGCACCCGGCTTGGAGACTAACTCTCTGTACGCGGCAGGTTTACATACCTGCAATTTTCATGAGTGGGTTCAGTAGGTTAGTAACCCATGCGATAGGTGATTCATGCGCATATGTTGCCCATGAAGTCATGTACGCTACCCACGTCATTACGTAATCGTAAGTCATTGGTTTCCTCTATTTGTTTGTCAATCAGCGATTTAGCATTTCTGCTTTGTTGTTATCAACTCTATCAGTAGTTGGACGCTTTGTCAAACTGCCTGTATGCCTTATCCAAGGTGCCCTTGCTTTTCGCCTCACTTATTAGGGTATTGGCTACTCTCCAACATGCCAGAATTAAATGTTTGATTCTGCATTTCGCTATTTCGTTTTGTTGATATATCTAATGTATATCAGAGTTGGACTGTTTGTCAAACTAAATAGATGTGGTGTGTAGCACATACCTTATATGGCATGGGTGTATAGCAGGTGTGTATAGGTACGTACACGTGTGTGCGTGTGTGCGTGTGTGTGCGTGTGTGTGCGTGTGTGCGCAAAGTATTAGTACGTTTGTTCTATTCATGTGTTTGTGCGCGTGGGTGAATGTGTATGCATGTGCGTGAATGTGTATGCGTGACGTGTGCCACTCGTTAGTACGTGTGTACTAGGGGCGGGAGGGGACCCACCCCCGGTTTCCCTTTCCCCCTCCGCCGGGTTCTGTCGCTCAGGCTCTGAACCATTGGAAAAGTACGGGATTAGAACATAGTATCGAACGCAGAAGCGCTCATAGATATGCATAGATACACGTGGCGAATGTC